GAGTTTAGTTACGTACGCAATCAACAGATAAAGATAATCAAGAGATTAATAAAAATTCAAATTCCTACCCCGAATTAACTGGCAGGTACCGCAAACAAAATGCAGGAGGGTGAACGGTCGGTGGTTAATGGGAAAAATCAGCCATGGTAGGACAGCCTGTAAAAAAGAAAAGACGAGCTGTATCACCGAGAGAACGAAAAATGGTGAAGTAAAAATCATGTATCTCTTGCATGCGTACGTGAATGTCAAGAGTTGAGATATTACTATAAAAAGGATTTACACTTTCACTAATTGCTGTATTGTTATGAGAAATTACATGAGCATGAGTGTTAATGTATGGTAAGTCGTATGAGTGGAAAGGCTTAATAGCCAGATGAGAGATGTGTTGAAAATGTCCCCACTGAGGAACTTCGGCAACATTCGTGAGGTCTTCAGTCAAGCTAGAATTAGGAGCTCGAATAGATGTCACAAAGAGATTCGGGTTATTGGCAGCTGTTGCTGTTGCTACCATAAAACGCATATTGCCACGAAAGAAAAAGTAGCAATTGGCACAATATGCCATCATGTCAGCAATTTTGCTAGCGACGCGTGTCTTCGAAGGTGAACCCTCTAAACGCGCGACCCTATACCAATTAGACTGCTCTACAACTGGATTCACAATAACATAGTAAATTGGACGAGCCAATATTTCACCAAGTTTCATGTGACTCAGCTTTTCATTGCGAGTTTCACGAGTATAGGATGCAGCATTAAGCTTAACCGTGCGCGGATTATGTGTTGCCAATTGTATACCATCAGCAGAACTCTCACCACCCTCAAAATCAGCTTCAGCCGAAAAATCAGCTTCAGCAGTGAATGTTGGAACATTACGTGGATATGAAAAATTAAAATTAGGTGAAGTATTTACTTTAACATTAATATCTACGTTTTCTGCCACACCATTCCCAGCAGTAAGTGGATTAAGCACATAAATAAACAATTTCCCAGTACAAGTATCTAAGGAAAAAGGATCATTATATGTAGCTTTAGGACACATCTTCCAGGGAGTGTTAGCAGTGTATGGAATGGTAATTTTAAATGTATGTGAAGATTTAAGATCTAAAACATATTGTGGATTTGCTAGAACGTCATTCATTGTGATAGGAACGGCACTAGTGTACGCAGGTACAAAGGCTACACCAAGTTGACCCCTGTGAAATTGAGTACAAATAATGTCGAACGTAACTTCAATGTCGCCGTTCCAGCGCTCAAACATGTATGAAAAATAAGCTAAAGGACTAGGTTCTATACGTATGCCATCATAAAAACGAAAAGCATGAGGATTAACATTCATAGTAAAAAGACTATAATAAACAGCTCTAGTAGTATCCCAATTTTGAAAAGAAAAAATAGAAGGACGAGAAAGAATGAGTTTGAGATCCATTTCATCATCTTCAGAAGGAAAGTATTCAGCTGGCATAGAACAACGTGCACCTTGGAATAAATCTAAAGTGGTTGAACTAACGCCTCCAACGCCATGTGTTGTGTCTTGGACTATTCGCTCAGAACTTGGCATATCTAGACTAGGATGATCTAGAAAACCTAATAATTCGCCAACATGTCCTGCCACAACTGCAGCGCTTTCAATAGCAGTAGTTGTCTCAGAAATGAGATTGCCAATTTCGCCAGCTTCAGCTTCAAAATCGTCAAATGATGCTTGTGCAGTTAAGCCAGTATGATGTCCTGTAGGATTGTAAACAT